CTCCGAGCGGTCACAGCAGAATTTAGCGGATAAGCTAAAAGCTTCTGGACTTAAGCTGCCGTTATATCCCACACCTCAAATCATTGAGCGTGCNCGNACAGTCATGGGTTCAATTGANTTTGACCCTACGTCTGACCCAGTTCAGCAAGTGCTGGTTGATGCTACTTCAGTTCCATCTGTTGAAGCTAACCCACTGCAAGAACACTGGCATGGCAATGTATTTGTTGCACCTAAAGGAGCTGTAAGAACAACAAGGATATGGTTGAATAAAACGATTAATGAGTATCGTAATCATCATATTAATAGCTTTGTATTCTTTACTAATGCATCAGAGATTATGAGAGCAGCACCCGTGCTACTTGATTATCCCTTCTGCATTCCATTCAAACGTGTCAAGCAGCTGCGAGCTACAGCTAAGGGCTTTGAACCAGTCTGCCCATCGACCTGGAACATTATTGTCTACGGTCCACCTGTTGATGTAACCATCACTTCAGTCGACAAAGTCTCACTGTTCTATAACAGCTTCCGTGATATTGGTCGTGTCTGCCTCAATGAATTCACTGGTGATTCATGGCAACGTGACCTTGACTATTACGACGAGCGTAGGGGTAACGTCTAATGGTTAAACAGCTCTCACCTCATGCTCTGTATGACCTACCTTCTGGTAACCGTGTGCATCCTTGCCGGTTAATTCACAGAGATGGAACTATTATGTGGAGGCACGCCGTTGTCTCACCATATAACGAATTGTTCCTACCTGAAACCGAAGCACATGAAGCACACATAATTAAGACAGCAGCACGCTTGGAAGAGCTTAACTGTTGGGCATCACAAGGTCTTGAACCTTGGGATTGTCTCATCCCTTTGATGTGGTACATACCTGTTCACCAGCACATCCCGTTCTCTGAAGGGTATGCCTGCACATTTAAACATGCCTCTATAGACACTAAAACATTGCTAGAAAAAATCCGCCCACATATTCAAGAGTTTGAATCTCTCTCACATGCTGACGGAAACCTTTACTTCCAAAGATGTTAGCCGGCTTACGCCGGCCATGTGTCAGTCGAGTTTATTAATCAAACGATTTAAATACCACACCGCTTTCTCACAGTCTTGCTTAGGGTTGTCCTTAAGCCAGACACGAAGGAGATACTTCAGTGCTTGTCCCTGTAAGTATCCTTCTGCAGTACTAGGTGCATCACTAATGGCTTGCTCAATAATGTCAATGACTTCTTGACTGCCTCTGGTGTAATGAGCAGGACTGTTGACCATATCTTTTGAACCATACCAGTTCCTTTTGATATCAATCACATCCTTACGACGTGCAAGGATTTCATTCAAGCCTTCAATACCTTCAGGGTCGATTGATTCAAAATCATCGTCCTCAAACTCATACTCCTTCCACTTGTTATATAGTTCAAATGTTTTGTATTCATTCTTGAATTTCTCGTAATCCATATGTCTCATTTAATAGCTCGCCTATCTAATATAGAAACAACCGACTCAATATGTGAGATATGCCTGCACCAAAGTCAGACCCAACCTTTATCAAGAACAAAGATAANTACTTTATGGGTTTAGCAAAACAAGTTGCTACTGGAAGCACGCACCCGATTGCTACTGGTGGCTGTGTGATTATCCGTGACCGTGAAATCTGTGGTGACGGTAGAAGCATCCTTGCTGATTGCAAGGTAGAGATTGACTGCATTACCTACGCTATTGCTACTGCGTGTAAACGTGGCACACCTGTGACTGGAGCAATCATTTACTCCACTCGCTATCCATTCTCTGCATCTGTCTTTCAGTTATACCTGATGGGCATTCGTAAAATCGTAGTCCTTGCTCATGAATGGGAGCCGTATTACAAGGACGAATTCAGACGTGCAGCACGATTAGCACGCGAACTATCTATATCCATTGAACCACTTTTTGAAGATGACGACGAACGTTTTAGCACCAACTCCAACGCCCCAACCTTTGACGACCGCGAACGGCAATTCGCAGACAAGGACCTCTACACGAGCAGCCCAGCAGAAGCAAGTGCTTTCAGCCCTACAGAACTACCAGAAGAATACAATGACTCAGACAGCACTACTATTTGACTTAGAATCCACTGGCCTCTTGCGCCGTGGCTCACAGATTCACTGCATTGTTGCACGTGATTTAAGTGAAGCAGACAAGCCTTTGGTGTGGGATGTTCCACGCGATGACGTAGCTGACGGTATCGAACGTCTACGTACCGCTGACGTTCTTATTGGTCACAACATCATTGGCTATGACATACCTCTAATCAAAGAAGCGTATNACTTTGACTACCAAGGTCAGGCTATTGACACCCTTGTCCTTAGTCGTCTGTTCTATCCACACATTGNTGACCGTGACCACGAACGTCGGCCCTACGGTATGCCACAAAAACTCTATGGCCGTCATAGCTTAGAGGCTTGGGGTTACCGCCTTAAGTGTTTCAAAGGCGACTTCGGTAAACACGAAGCTGCTTGGGATGTTTACACCCCAGAAATGCTTGACTACTGTATTCAAGATACAGAAGTTACCGTCAAACTATATGAACTACTACTTCGCAGGATGAATGATTATGCTTGATTGTGTCGAACTTGAAATGCGTATGGCTGAGCTTATGTCTCAGCAAGAAGTATCAGGCTTCCGCTTTGATGTAGAAGCAGCAGAACGTGTACGCAACGAACTGTCTGCTGAGATGCAAGACCTTGAGACAAACGTGCTTAAGCGCTTCCCTTATGTGCCAGGCAAAGTCTTCACGCCTAAACGTCAGAACAAAGCTAAGGGTTATGTAGCTGGTGCACCATTTACTAAGCTGCTTGATTTTAATCCGACTAGCAGACTGAACATTGTCTGGGCACTACAGACCTTCCGTGGTGCTCGCTTTACCAGGCTCACGCCTAGCGGTAAGCCTCAGGTTGATGAAGCCTGCCTTGCTGAGATACGTGACCTTGCATTGCAGCAAAAGAACATGATGCTCCACGAAGAGTGCGAGATATTCATCCGTCTATTCACTCTCCAGAAGTGGCTAGGACAGCTCTCTGAAGGTGCTAACTCCTGGTTCAATACCATTGAGGATGACCTGTGTATTCATCACAGCTGCAGCCTTGCTACACAGACAGGACGTAACGCACACCGTGGTCCGAATCTCGGGCAAGTCGTGAGTGCACCCTGGGCACGGCAACTATTTATTCCTCACCCTGGCCACGTCATGGTCGGAGCTGACTTAGAAGGCCTGGAACTTCGGGCGTTAGGGCACTACCTATCGAGGTTTGATGAGGGAGCTTTTTCTGACGTTGTGCTTAACGGTGACATTCATCAGCAGAACGCAGACCGTGTGGGTTGCACACGTAAGGAAGTAAAGACGCTTACCTATGCGTTTATCTATGGCGCAGGTGACGTGAAGATGGGGCACAGCCTTAGTCCTGAACTGTCTGACCCACAGAAGAAGCAGCTAGGTCAAGAGCTGAGACGCAAATTCCTTGACGCTATCCCTGGTTTGGAGCCACTTATTGATGCAGTTAAACAAAAAGTACGTGATACCGGTCGTCTTAGGGGCCTCGATGGCCGCCCTATTTTCTGTCGTGCAGAGCATGCAGCACTCAACTATTTACTCCAGTCATGTGGAGCCATCCTCAGCAAGCGCTGGGTGGTAGTTGGGCAAGACTTGCTTGACCAAGCAGGGCTTACATACAACCGTGACTACACACGCTGTGCCTACGTGCACGATGAAGTTCAGCTTTCTGTTGTGCCGACTGAAGCTGACCATGTAGCAGAACTACTTGTTAAAGCTGCTCCTATTGCTGGACAGTATTACAAGTTCCGTGTCCCGATTACAGCAGCTGCTGATACCGGTGCATCCTGGCAAGATACACATTAGATATACTATTATCTATGGAGCAAGCAGAGATTACATTTACAATGAATGAGCGTTCAGTAAGAGCGCTACATTCAGCTGTGGTCTTTACTTTAGAGAAATGGGCAGGGCAAGGAGAGCTTGACCAAGAGTGCCTACTAGGGATCAAGTCTCGAATACAAGCATGCGTTTTGGAGTTTGACTTCAATCGCGATATAGATTAGCTAGAATATAAATACGTTCAT